GAAATTGACGGTCAGGTTTACATCTGCGCTGACTTCGGATTCGAAAAGATTGAAGACGTTGAAATCAAGAAGATTGAAGACACAATTTTCTCAGTGAGCAAGAAGGAGGTGGCTTAATGAATTTGCATCAAGCAAAGCAAATCGTAGGCAACCAGCCAAGTTGGGCCTTGAAAAATATGGTCAAAGCCCTCAAGATGCTTCCAGCGCTTAACACAGCCGAAGATGAAATTCGGTTAGAAGCGGCAAAGGTAGTCCTCAAAAGTCGAAAGGGGAAATAATGTCAAAAGGATACGAAGATTTGTTTGAGCAATTGATGGATGAACGCAACGTCGAACTTCACCCGGACCTCCAGCCATATCTTGAAGATGGCGTTCTTGGTCCGCAATTGCGTCACCCGCTTGTTTATGCAGTTCCGCTATGGACAAAGGCTCATGCAAATCACATGTACGAGCAAAAGCAAATGGACTTAAAAATGGCGATTGCAGAAAAAAAGTACAGCCAAATCGTTTACTTGCATGAACGTCCTTATCGCCTAGATGCGTTTATCAAAATCGCAAAAGATATGCCGGACCACAAATACTGGTCGCTACTTGCATCAGTGTGGACCGATACAGAAAACGCATGGCAGAACCTTCCAACATGGCGAGCGCTATTTTGGTCAAAGCGTCCGGGCCGTGAAAACCTAATGGATGCGAATGAGCGCTTCACACTTGCGAATCTCCCGGAGACCGTTGAGATTTACAGAGGATGCGAGCCCGGGGTCAACGAGGACGGCCTCTCATGGACCTTAGACCCGGAGAAGGCTAAGTTCTTCGCTGATAGGTTCGGGAAGCCCGGAAAGGTGCTTCAGAAGACCGTAAACAAGGCTGAAATAGTCGCGCTGTTCCAAGGTCGCAATGAGTCTGAAGTCATCTGCCTTTAATGTGACCTAAATCACATAACCTAAGCATGATTCTTATTCAAATGAGTTTGACTTAATACTAAACCCGGGTTTATAATATGAATGTAGGGACAGGGAGTTCCTAGAGCGGGGGTTGGAAATGTTCAAGAAAGTTTACGAAGTGGAGTTTCGGGGCCAGCGCCAGAAGTACCAGTTCGAGAGCAAGCAAGAGGCTCAGGACTACGCATTGGTGGTTGCGGCTTTCGGAAGCAAGCAATACAGAATCCAACAAATCATCGTCAAGGTCGAGGAGGCAGTTTAAATGACTCAAGTAATTGAAAAGAAAAAAGCATTCACAAAGAATCAGTGCCACAACATTTACGTTGAGGCTTACGAAGCGGGTCTCAAGGCTGGCAACGAAGTCGGCGTCCAAAAGTTCATCGTTGGTGATGCTATTGGATTGAGTGACGAAATCGATTACAGCAAGCCAACTTACGTTTTGAACGGATTGTGCGGATTCGCTTGGGTCAACATCAAGCCAGCGCGTGGCGCGTTCGTTAACTACTTGAAGGCTCGCGGTGTCGGTAGCAAGGGTTACTACGGCGGGTACGAAATCTGGGTCAGCGAATTCGGACAGAGCGTGGACCGCAAAGCGGCGTTTGCAAGTGCGTTCGCTGAAGTGTTAAAGAAATACGGAATCGCCGCTTACGGCGCAAGCCGCTTGGACTAGGAGGGAAATCACATGACTCTTTCATTCGAAACAGAAAACTATAAGTGGGTTTGTGAGTGCGGTAAGCGCGGAAACCGTTTGATTTTTGGTAAGGCTTGCCAAGCATCAGATAGACACATTAAAGAACACGAAAGAAAACTTGAGTGGGGCTTTTCAATTAACTTAATTAAGGAGGAAATCAAATGACAAAAGTAATTGACGCAAGAGGATTTGAGATTCAAGAACTAGGTTTCGGCGTGGTCATCTATGAAGATATCGCCGGATATGCAGTCGTCAAGGTTGACGGCAAAGTAAAGAAGCGTTTCACAAATAAAAAAGAAAACGCTTGGTCTGATGCTTACAGATTCGCTTCAGATATTTTCTTCGAAAAGCAAAGGGGGGCATAAAAATGACAACAGCAACAATTGAAAAAGTAATTCCAAAAGTCGGGGACATTCTTTACTCCTCATGGGGTTATGACCAGACAAACATTGAATTCTTCAAGGTCGTAAAGACCAGCGAATTCTCAGTGTGGATTCAAAAGGTCGGCTCAGAAGTAGTCGCGGTTACTGGATGGGCGCACCAAGATGTCGTCCCAACCGATTCCTCAACCTATGAGGTCAAGAACTGGGATGCGCCGGGCTACAGCACCAACGTTTATCCAATTAGGCGCCACAAAATCCAGTGGTCCTCATTTTCAGGATACGGCGTGAGCCTTAACTCCTATGCGGCGGCCTTCTTATGGGACGGTAAGCCAAAGGGTCAAAGTCAGACCTGCTAATCAAATGAACTTGACAGTAAACCTAACTTGGGTTTACTGTTCAGGTAAGTAAATCAACCACGAAGGAGAAAAAAATATGGCACATAATCTCGAAATCGTAAATGGCGAAGGTGCGTTTTATTCCTATCGTCAACCCGCATGGCATGCACTTGGCACAGTTTGCGAAGATGCAAAAAATGCTCAAGAAGCGCTTGAAATCGCAAAACTAGATTGGACCGTTGAGAAGTATCCAATTTTTGCAACAGGTCCTGATGGCGTTCAACTTCAGATTGAAGATAAGTTCGCAACAGGTCGCGTTCACAAAGAACTTGGATTTGGAACTCTTGGCGTCGTAGGTAATTATTACGAGCCCGTCCAAAACATCGACGCTTTCTCATTCTGCGACAACATCGCATTCGAAGGCGGATTTGGATTTGAAACTGCTGGGTCCCTAGATGGTGGCCGCCGCACTTTCCTATCTATGCAAATGCCAGAAGCCATTGAACTAGCCGGAGGCCGCGACATCGTTAATCTTTATTTGATGATTGTGAACTCACATGATGGCACTTCACCACTAACAGCGGCAGTAACTCCGGTTCGCCCGGTCTGCGCTAACACAGTTAAGTTCGCTCTTGATAAGGCGGTCTCAACTTACAAAGTACGTCACACAAAGAATGCTCAAGGTAAGGTCGAAGAAGCAAAGGCCGCTCTTGGCATGACACTCAAGTACAAGGATGAATTCAACGTTCTTGCTAATCGCTTGATTGATACTGAAATGAATAAGAGCGAGTTTATTAATTACGTCCGACAGGTTCTCCCGGTAGCACCTGAAGATAATGAAATAAACAAGCGCACATTGGAAATCTGGAACAACAAGTTCGACGATATTGTGAAGTTGTGGGATGCACCTACACAAGACAACATTCGCGGAACTGCATGGGCCGGATATAACGCAGTTGTTGAGTACGCCGATTGGATTTCAGTAATCCGCGGTAAGGATGAAGCGCAACGTCGAGGACAGCGCATCATTGAAGGTACAAACAATTCGCTGAAGGATAAGGCGCTCGCGCTACTTGTTTGATAAGTTGGGGCTCGGGTAACTCCGAGCCCCTCTCCATACCACGAAGGAGGAAAGATGGTGCAAGATACATTGGACTTCTCCCCAAAGCCCGAAATAATTCACTGCCCTTGTTGCATCGCGAATAAGGCCGCTAGGAGGCCCGTAGAAGCAAATGTAATTCAGTTAGGTAAGAACAGTCCAAGGACTTCTAGGGATGCGGCTAGGGCTGTTCTACCCCGGTCCGGCACTAAAAGAGCCCGGGTGTTTGACCTCATCGCGGGCGCGGGCGAGCGCGGGCTTTGTGACCACGAAATCGAATCGCTGACCGGGTGGTTGCATCAATCGGCTTCATCGATTAGAAATAGCCTGATGAATGACGGCTGGATTAAAGATTCAGGATTGCGTCGCAAGACACCTCAAGGGAATGGAGCGATTGCATGGGTGAAGGCATAACCACAATTAAGTATTTAAAAGATTCAGAAGGTACTATTTGCGCAAAGATTAAAGAAGACCACAAAGGTCGAGTTGTTGACGTGATTACTTTTAACGACGCAAAAGAACAGCGCTGGGAAATCATTGAAACAAAAACCGAATATGACGTATGGGGCAAAAAATGAGTTTGTTGAACAAATTAATTCCTAAATGGATTTTTGAGATTTATCCGCTATGGCGAACTTACAAATGCCCGCATTGCTATGGAGTCTTTCAAGTTAAAGGAATAACATCAGAAAATTACGAATGCTTTTGGTGTGAAGGTGTTTACATGACGGAGCAAACTACTGAAGGGAAAACAAAATGATGCTATGGATACTTGGAGTCTTTTGCGGTTTTATTGCAGGGGGCTCATTAATGCTATGGCTCTGGCACGTTGATGCACAAAATGCAAGACGATTCAGAGACATAACCGAGACCGGAGGGTGTCCGGCATTTAGGGGGAGTGATGATTAAGCAAGTTCAAATAGGTAAGAGATATTTAATGGTCGGCGGTAACTTAAGCAGTTTCTCGGTAGGTTTTACAATTGATAAATACGGCTTTGCTATCAACCTAGGTTTTATATGGATTGCGTTTGAATTGTAATGCCCGTCAGGCGGCATTAACCTAAGTTTAGACACGCCGTAAGACTAAACACGGGTATTGATATTCATGTTATTATTTATTTCCAAGGAGGTAAGGCTATGTCTATCTATTCAGCGACAGCACTACCGTCACTCGACTTACTTGGTGGCGTGGAAACTATTCAGCGACTCTTGAAACCACATACAGAGATTACAAAGATTGCATGGGACGAACATAACTCCCGTACAGTTGCAGTTCTCAAAACTCAAGGTGCGCAAAACGCTCTTAATACAATTGCAGAAGCAATGAAACCATTTGATGCACCTTTGCTTGAATGCCGTTCACTTGCACATGCAGTTGTACACGCAAAAGCGCTTGCTCATTCGAATAACCTTGTAGATTTTGAGGGTTTTGATTCAGAAGACCCGTATCGTCTATAATTTTTGCTGTAACCTTTTAGCACCCAAGTAACAGTCGTCTAAGCCATAGGCGGTAGAAAGACCTTCAACCCGAAGGCATCTTAACCTTTACAAAAACCACGTTAGGTAAAGGCTAAGAAACTGCGTCGATAGGTGAACGGTGAATATAAAAAAATATGAACACCTCATTGTTATTGGAATCGTATCCGCGATAATCGGAGCCGGAGTCGGCGGTTATTTAACCCCACATCCAGCAATTCCTGAAAAACCCATTGTTAAAAAAGTTGAACCGCAAGGTCTAACTCCCGAAAGCGCTCGCAAACTTGCTCTCTCGAAGTTAGATGATTACGGCTGGACTAAAACTCAGTGGACATGCCTCAATCAAATGTGGGGCAAAGAGTCGGCTTGGAATTACAAATCTTCTTCGGTTACGAAGGACCACGGAATTCCTCAACGCCACATGGCAAGTAACACCAAGGCTGAAATCCACGCCTTTCAATCTGACCCAGTGGCTCAAATTAATTGGGGACTCAAATATATTAAAAGTCGTTACCAAACACCTTGCCGGGCTTGGAAATTTTGGCAGGCCAATCACTGGTATTGAGCCGGGGCTAAGTTAGACTCCCGTTATGACAACAATCGTGGCTATCCAGTATGCGGATGGTGTCGTAATGGGGTCTGACAGCCTTGTAACGGCCGACAAAAAATACAACCACCCAAGAATGGCTAAATTAACTACGACTGGCCCTTATCTAATTGCTGGAAGTGGCGAAGTAGCCGCTTGCGATATTGTGCAACATATCTGGGAACCTCCTATTCCTACTATTGCAGACAAAAAAGACCTTTATCATTTTATGATTTCAGTTGTCATCCCGTCCATAAAAAAATGTTTTAAAGAAAACGAATATAAGTGGGATGCGGAAGACGATGAGACGAAATTTGCTTTTCTCATTGCTATTGATGGCGAAGTTTTTGAAATTGCAGATGATTTATCTGTTTGTTTAGATGCGGCAGGATTCTATGGAATCGGCTCCGGTTCTTCTCTGGCACTTGGAGCATTAAAGGCTCAAGCCGAAATGCCCGTTGCTTTACAGATAGCCGCTGATATCGACCCTTACACGGCGCCGCCTTTTATTTACCACACGCAGAAGAAACCAATTTTAAAGAAAAAGACTGTAAAATAAATTTATGGCAATTCCATTCGTAACACACGATGTTGCTCGTTCTATCTATGAATATGCGGGGACAGACGGACTTCCGCCTTTTGAAGACCTGCCACCTACAGTTCAAATCTCTTATATTGAAGAAGCCGAAGCCGCACTAAAATCTGTTTGCAAACATATTAACTTTTTATCAACTCAAGTTGAATACAGCCCCAACCAACCTATGATTATGGCAATAATGAAAGCCATATCAGATACGTTGCAACCGCACAATGGCTGATTCAAAAATCTATCGTTGTAAGTGTGGCGAGTGGCTTTATGGCGATAATGAATGTACGGTCTGCGACATCTTAGATAAGATTCAAAAACCGAAAAAGTCCAAGGACTGAAGTACCCTTAGACCTAAGCAAGAGGGGTAGATGATGGACAACGAATCGGACGAAAAACTAGAAGCAGTAAATAAAGCCGTTCAGGACTTATCCACCCTTCTTGCCCCTAATGGTGCTTTGTGTACCACTTGGATATTAATTACCGAATGGGTGGACACTGACGGTAATTTCTGGTTTAGTTCTCATGCTGAACCGGACCAACCCGTTTGGCGTCAATCAGGAATGCTCGACCACGCGAAGTCATACATGATTCAAAAACATTACGAAGGTGTAATTAATGATGACGACAACTAGCGTGGGTTATTTAATTGAGTAAAGCCCCCAAATATCCAAAAACAATTGGCTCGGAGCCTTGTGCTACAACTGACCCTGAGATATGGTTTCCGGAACGCTCCAATCAATACTTAAAGGTCATGGCAATTGCTAAAAGTCTTTGTCAGACCTGTCCGATAATGTATGAATGCGCCGAATATGCAATTCACACAGATGTCGAAGGTGTATGGGGCGGAACAAACGAGAAGGAACGCAGAGCGATTCAACAAGCAAAAAAGATTGAAGTCTTTCGATTCGTAAAGATGACATCTCAGATGCTTGACCAAATGGCGGCATCAAGCCGAAACTGACGAAAGGCAGATTATGTCAACCCAAGTAACGTTAATAGGAAATCTAGTATCAGACCCGGAATTAAAGTTCACACAACAAGGCAAGGCACTTGTTAAATTCACAGTAGTAACCGCAGACCGTTATAAAAATGCAGACGGAGTATGGGAAGACCGAAATACAACATTCTGGAATTGTGTTGCATGGGACCAACTTGCAGAACATGTAGCAGATTCACTTGCTAAGGGTGACAAAGCAATTGTCAATGGTAAGTCTTATCAGAAATCATGGGAAGATGAGAAGACCGGAGAGAAGCGCTCGCGTACCGAAGTAGAAGCAAAAGAAGTAGGCGCCGCATTAAGTCGAGCAACGGCCCGCATAACAAGATTGCAAAACAAATCCGCTGTAACTTCAACTGCACCAGTAAACAATGACCCTTGGGCGGTAACACCAAAAGAAAATGACCCTTGGAATACGCCATTTGCCAACTCGGAAGACATTCCCCCGTTTTAAGAATTGACTAAGTGTATGCTTATTCAATTATGGATGTATCTGCCGAAACCTCAATCACGCCGCTTGTTGACTCGGCTATCAGACTAAACGAGGTTTATAAATCTTTACTAAAAGGCGGATTTACGGCAGACGAGGCATTATCCTTGATTGCTAAAATGACCAAGGCAACAGATTAGGACTTCAAATGGCTAAACCTGATTTAACAGAGTTAGGCACCTCCGGCTTACGCCGTTCGGGTGGCTTTGTCCATGAGGAATTTCTTAATCAACTTCGCGGCCGCAGGGGCTTTCTTGTCTATCGAGAGATGGCAGACAATGACCCGGTTATTGGCTCAATCCTTTATGCAATTGAAAAAGTAATCCTTCGTCTCGAATGGCGCGTTGACCCACTGGACGATTCACCCGAAGCAGAAGAAATTAGAAACTTTGTTGATGAGTGCATGGAAGACATGTCTGATTCATGGGACCAAACTCTCGCCTCAATTCTTTCTATGCTGGTCTATGGTTTCTCTTTCCACGAAATCGTTTACAAAATACGTAAGGGCGAATCAAAAGACCCTAAGTTTAATTCAAAGCATAATGATGGAAAAGTTGGATGGCGTAAGTTTGCTATTCGTTCTCAAGAATCTTTGAATAACTGGATGATGGACCCTGAAGGCGGAATTCAAGGTTATCGTCAGATTGACCCAGCAGGCGGCGGCTTCCGTGAAATTCCTATTGATAAAGGTTTGCTATTCCGTACTAACGTGAATAAGAATAACCCTGAAGGACGCTCATTACTTCGTAACTGTTTCCGTCCTTGGTACTACAAGCGCCGCATTGAAGAAATCGAAGCAATTGGTATCGAGCGCGACCTAGCGGGATTACCTGTTGCAAAAGTTCCACCTGAGTATTTATCTTCAGGCGCAACAGCCGCTCAACAATCTGTCTTGGCTGAAATTACAACTATTGTTCAAAACATTAAGCGAAATGAACAAGAGGGCGTTATCTTCCCAATGATGTATGACGAAAACGGAAAAGAAATGTTCTCACTTGAACTTCTTTCATCCGGCGGCTCACGTCAATTTGATACAGATAAGGTAATTGCTCGCTACGACCAGCGTATTTCAATGTCCGTTCTATCAGACTTTATTCTTTTGGGCCACGAAAAAGTTGGTTCATTTGCCCTTGGTTCACAAAAGATGGACCTATGGACAATGAGCGTTGAGGCTATTGCTAAGTCAATTGCTGAGGTTATGAATCAATATGCAATTCCACGACTTCTCAAGTTAAACGGAATGAATACAGAACTTGCTCCATTCTTAACGTATGGTGAAGTTTCTTCAGTTGACTTGAATGAACTCAGCAACTATGTACAGAAACTAATTGGTGCAGGTGTAATAACTCCTGATGCAGATTTAGAGGCTTACCTTCGTGAACAGGCGTCGTTGCCTCCAGCGGAGAACTTGGTGGACTAAATGCCATTTGTATTTAAAGCAAATGACAATCCGCAAGATGGCGCTCAACCTCCGTTAACTCCTGACGAAAAAGAAGTTGTTCAGATAATTAACAGTGCCGCCGCTGGAGTAAGTGATGCCTCAGTGAGCAGTGCAGTCCAAGCGGCTATTAGTACAGGCAACATTGAACGTGTTGTTGATACTTTCCCATGGGAAGCAACTGCGTTTACATTAAGTCAAACAGTATCGGCTTTCAAACGAGCAATAAAAGGCGATATTGGAAAAGGTTTTCCTAAAACTGGGTTCGTAGGGCGATTTGATTACACAGACCCGCGCTCAACTGAATACGCTTTAAAACAGTCGGCAAAATTAGTTACAAATATGACTGGGCAAATGAAAGATAGAGTTAGAGAAGTCGTAGGACGCGCATTTACTGAAAACATTCCTGTTTACGATACTGCTAGAGAATTGCGTTCTGTTATTAATTTGACTAAGCGGCAAGAATTAACTTTAGGTAAATTCAATGACCTCAATCGCGCCCGTCTGATGGATGAGGGTTTATCCGGACGTAAGTTAGAAACCAAATTAAGCGAACTAACTGACCGCCAATATAAAAAAATGATTTCTCAGCGAAGCAAAGTAATTGCCCGAAATGAAATCCTTGAGGCAGAGAGCGCTGGACGAAGTTTAGGATTTGAACAAAGCGTTGAGCAAGGTTGGGCAAGCCCCGTTTCAATGAAGCGATGGAGTACCTCAACAGATGAGCGGACCTGCACTATTTGTATGCCTATGAATGGGATGAGCGTTCAATGGAATCAGTATTTTCCCAATGGTGTTTTTGACCCACCCGCTCACATTATGTGCCGTTGCTCAATTTCGTTATTAGAACCGGATTCACCTTTAGCGCAAAATCAGATGCCAACAGGCTTACTCAGAGAATAAGTGTGAAAGAATACAACTATGCCATATTCAATTAAAACCGACGCCGCCGACTGCAAAGGCTATGCCGTTGTTGATGAAAATGGAAAAACGGTTGCCTGCCACACAAACCGTAAAGATGCCTTAAATAATCAAAGAGCGCTCTACGCAAATGTGCCTGATGCAAAACGCACCAAAAAAGAAGACCCAGCGGCAACGAGCAGTGGTCCGACAGTAAGTGATGTTCATGTGGATTACGGCATGGGCAGAGTTCGTATTAAGCGCCCTACTTTTTCTAAAAACATAGATGTACTTATTGCTCAACACTACAAACTGCATAATCAGACAAACGAGCCATCCGAAGCGCAACTCTATGTCCACCATAACATTTTAGATGAAGTACAGAAAGCCGGAATGGATTGTTACTGCTCATGCGGTAACTGGAGCCAACCTCTCGTAATTGAAAACGTAACCACAGATTTGAAAACTTTACAAAAAAGTGAAAACCCATCTTTAGTACCAGTCAAGCAAATTATTCAAACTGGCATTGATAATGGATACAAGTTCGCCGATGTTTTACAGATGCTTGATATTGGTGGATACATGATGGTCGTCCGACCAAAAGAAATAATTCAAACACCCTCTGACGCACCCGCCGTCGCAGATAACCTAGGTAAATCTATTCTTACAAAGATTATGAACTTACTGGATAAGGTGAGCGAGCCGTCACTCGCTGGGAGCGTTGCTGAGGGTGGGACAGCAACTATTAAGGCTGATACACCTAACAGTTTTGTTCCCCCTAAAGCGGTGCAAGAAGAAGCAAAGCGAGCGCTTCAATGGATTAAAGACGGACATGCTGGAGATAACTTCACAGATGTAGGCCGCGCTCGCGCTTCACAGTTAGCAAATGGCGAAGGCGTATCCCGAGACACAATTGCACGAATGAAATCTTTCCTTGCACGTCACTCAGTTGACTCTCAAGGTCAGGGTTACAGTCCCGGCGAAAAAGGATATCCGTCTCCGGGTCGAGTCTCTTATGCCGCATGGGGTGGAGACGCCGCAAAGTCTTGGACAGAAAAGATTTTTAATCAATACGATTTAGCGAAGTCTTATGGGCAGATTGAATCAGTTTACAAAGCCGACGAAAAACGATTTACTCTTGGCCCTTGGTATATCCCAAATCAACAAGACGCACATGGCGAATGGACCGACACTTCAGAACTTCAAAACGCTTTATGGAATTATGTAAAGAGCGGGGACCGTCGTATTCGTCTTCAGCACAATAAAAATGTTGTTGCGGGCGAATGGCTTGAAACAATGACATGGCCTTACCCGGTCACAGTCCCAATAACAAAAGCCGATGGAAGTATGAGCGAATACACTTATCCAACCGGAACGGTTTTTATGGGAGTTCAGTGGGAACCTTGGGCGTGGGAATTAGTCAAAAAGGGTAAGTTAACAGGGTATTCTATTGGTGGGAAAGCGGAGAGACTGTTAGTAGATTTGCCGGAGGAAAATTAAATGTCAGATAATCCAGTGCGCATAAATGATTATTTTGCCGGACCAGTTACAAAAGAATCTTCTTTCAAGGTTGGGGATATGGTTTCTTGGTCTTCTTCAGGTGGGCAAGCAGAAGGAAAAATTACACGCGTTATTCGCGAGGGCAAATTAAACATTCCTAATTCTTCTTTCACAATTACTGGCACCCCAGATGACCCTGCCGCAATGATTCGCGTTTATCGTAATGAAAAACCAACCGATACCTTGGTTGGACATAAAACTTCTTCTTTAAAAAAAAAGTAACTAGCCTCCAAAAATATAATCCCAATCACGATGGAAGCGGACGCTTCTCATCAGGCGGTGGGGGCATGGGCGCCGGAGTTGCCTCATCAATCCTAGAGCGCGTTAAAGCCAATGGTGGCCTATCGGTCAATATGGTCAATGGCTCAGAACCTACTAGCGGGTATATGGTCGCTAAAGGAACTGAATATGGAAAAACCGTGAGCGCAGATGATTTCTATGACCCACAAAAGGGACCTAAGATTCTTGCTGACTATATGAAGCAAAATAAAGCGGACCTAGGGACTGGAAAGAACTACCTAGGTTTATGGCATAATACCGAGGATGGAAAAGTGTATCTGGATGTATCGCAAAACATTTTGAGTAAGACCGAGGCAATATCAGCGGGACAGTCCCGCAACCAAATTTCTATTTGGGATGTAGCAAACTTTGCAGAAGTACAAACTGGAGGTACAGGTGTCACAAAAAAAGAAGTTGGAAGTCGTGGAAATCCCGGCGAACATTTCAACAATGACGGACGCTGAAATAGATGCGTTCGCTAAAAGTATCTGGGACGGTCTCGAAAAACCGAAGTAATCTCGCTAAGTACAACCCGAATCACGACGCCAATGGTCGCTTTGCGTCAGGCGGGGGCTCTCTCGCGGGCGGGGGCGCGGGCGGGGGTGTTCAACCCGCTGACCCTAAGAATGGTTATGTGACTGCCGATGAAGCAACATTAACTGAGGGAACTTTTAATGAGGAAACTCAAGCCGATGAATTAGCGGCTACTTATGAAAACAAATACAACGTTGATAAAAATGGCAATCCAATTGGCACAACAAAAGCAGAAATAGATGCTCTCGACAGTTATTCTCGCAATGGATACAAAGACATTAATGCTGAGTTGCGCGGACAAAATGTAAAGCAAGAACTTGATGTAGCGGAAGCCACACAAATTATTGAAAATGACGAAAGTATGTATCTTCAAGCAATCGACCAATGGTCAGAACAAAGCGATTCTGGTAAAAGTATGGGCGATATGAGTGAAGCGGATTTGAAAGATGCGATGTATTTATATGCCGCAAACCATGGCAAAGAATTGCTTGATAGAATAAACACGGGTAATACCCCGAAGGCACTTGCAATCAAAGAACAGGTTGCTCATTTAGATGGTCTCATTGCTACGGCCCCTGTTGCTTTTGGTGATAAACCCCTGTATCGTGTTTTTGACAATAAAGTATTAGCGGATTTAAAACCGGGTGACGTAGTGACGGATAAAGGTTTTCTTTCGACAACAAGAACAAACATAATCCACGAAGATAATTCTTCAGCCCGCACATGGCTAAGTGCAATTGACAGGACTCCAGATACAGGCGGAATCATTCTTCCTAACAAAAGTAAGAATGGTAAAGGAATTGCGGTAGATGCTTTTAGAACCGCAGTGGGTGAGAGCAATCCTGTTTTAGACGATGAACGGGAAGTCTTGCTTCCTCGTAGCACTCCTTTACTCTTTCTTGGATATACAAACATGGGCGTTGAAGATAGAGCCCCAGTATTTCAAAGGATGGACGGATGAGTAAATTTAAAACTATGCCCGGCGACCTTGAGATTAATCGGCTGGGAACTATTATTCAAAAATACAATCCCAACCACGGAGCAGATGGTCGTTTTGCTTCCGGTGGAGCGGGCGGCGGGGCAGGTAATACTCCTGTAAACGAGGGAGATATTCATTTAAATCACTTTGAAAAGAAAGTGGATAAAGCCTATGGGACCGGAGAGGAAGCCTTCTCTATTGCTCATACAGGCGACCAATCAACCGCTTCTCTAGGTGAGTATCTTGCAAGAGGTCATACCGTCAATGACAATTTGAGAAATTCAGCAAGTATGGGTGAAGCCGGATATATTGATTTTGGCGATGGAAAGTCTTATGCAGATGGAGGAACGGTAAAAGGTTTAGACCACGCGATTGACATTGCCCCTCCTATCCCAAATACACTTGTATGGCGCACAACAAGCGCCGACGCAATTAGGGGTCTCAAAAAAGGTGGTGTTTATATGGATAAGGGATTTACTTCCACGACAGCCGCAGATATAACTCACCCCGAGAATGGTAAACTTTTGCTAACTCTTGCAACAGTATCTAGCGGTAAAAAATCCATTATGGAAATTAATACCGGAAAAGGAAAGGGGATTTACATGCCTAAGATGTTCCCCGGACAACCTATTGCAGATTTTGAAAAAGAATTTTTGATGCCCCGTAATACCAAGATGAAATATCTTGGCCCTGATTACAGACCTTCATCCGGTGGCAACTGGCTGGAAATACATAGATTTAAGGTGGTGGATTAATGGACCCTCGCGAAAGATTTACTATGAAGCCGGGTGACTTTACTGTTGTCACCGAGCCCGTTGAAAAATATAACCCTAATCACGATGCGCGTGGTCGTTTTGGCTCAGGTGGAGCAGGTGGAGGCGCGGGCGCAATGGTTGCTCCTAGCACTAATCCCCGTAAAGGTATGGGTGATATTCCTTTATCTCAGGACACAGTTGCAGAAATGCAAGGCGGTTCAGCCTCTGAGCATATTGTTAAAGATGCAAACGGCAATTATATGTTCACTCCAGAGCGCCAAGCGCTACACGATAAAATTATTAAAGAATCAGTTGATGGTGTTCCAACTTCCGCCGACCCAACTTTTACAGTTATGGGTGGAGGGCCAGCCGCTGGCAAGTCTTCACTTATCCGCGATGGCGGAGTAAAAATTGCGCCCAACTCGGTTGAGGTAAATGCTGACCTATGTAAAGAAAAGTTGCCAGAATGGCAAACTGCTGGAAGTAGCAGAGCGCAATTTACCCATGAAGAATCTTCATATCTTGCAAAGCGCACACAGGCGGCGGCATTTGAAAGACAACAAAACGTTTTGCTTGATGGAACCGGAGATACTTCGCCCGCTTCTATGAATAAAAAAATTGATGGCGCTCGCAATGCTGGTTACAAAGTAGAAGCACATTATGTAACTTTGCCAACAGACCTAGCAATTAAAAATGCTAGAGCCCGCGGTGAAAAGACTGGACGATTTGTTCCTGATGAGGTTGTTCGCGCAACCCACGTTGGTGTATCTCAAACCTTTCCGGCAATCGCCCATAAATTTGATAGCGTGAAGTTATACGACACTTCATCTCAAGGTAAGCCTCGCTTGATTCTTTCAGGCGTAAAAGGGGCAATTAATGTTATTGACCCAAAGGGGTACAACGACTTTCTAGCGAAAGGCAATGAATAATGGCAAGCACTAAACCACGCGTAGAACGCATGTACCTTGAAATACTTTTAGGCATTAGTCAAAACAAATCACTTTTGCAACCTCTAAATGCTAAAGAGGTGGCACAATGGTCTCTTATAGAACAGCAAGTTAAAGACATTCGCGATAAGGGCGGAGAGTTCGAAATCCCTAACGAGATTCCGAGCGCGGACTAAGGGGTTAAAATGGCGCAAGACCAACAGTGGTTCTTTGTACAAAATGCAGAAATGGGTATGGACCCAGAAGACAGCGAGACCGCTCCTCCAGATTTGATTACTAGCCTTCGTACTTTATTGGGCAACACCGTCAGTGTTTATTTCCGCGCCCACGGATATCATTGGAATGTTAAAGGCACAAACTTTGCCGCCTACCATGAGTTCTTTCAAGAAATCTACGAAGATATTTACGCTTCGATTGATGACACCGCAGAATGGCTTCGCAAGTTAGATGTTGATGCTGATTACCAACTAAGCGATTTCATTAACAATCGCGATATTCAAGATACGCCTGTTAAACCATGGAATGCTATTCAAATGGTTAAGGATTTATACGATGCCATTGAAGCACTTGATGAATGCACAGAGCGTTGCCTAGAACTAGCAACAACGGCAGATGAGCAAGGTCTTATCAACTTCCTTGGTGGTCGTATCGACATGCTCGAGAAGTGGGAATGGCAACTCAAGGCCACATTTAGCGAGACTTTATAATGGCTATTGCTCTTTACGAATATGTAGTTTCAGTTGTACAAAAATATAATCCTAACCACGGAGCAGGCGGACGTTTTGCTTCCGGTGGCGCGGGCGCGGGCGCAAGCGCTCCACTTCGCACCGATGGTGCCGCGGCCTTACACAGAAACCTTGCACCTAAATTAGAAGCAATTAATAACAAAATTGATGCCCTCCCTAAAGAACCAAAAATTGCAGGGGATATCGCGCAAGCAAAAGTTGGTCTAGCCTCAGCGGCAAAATCTCCAACTCCAAAAGGAAGCGCACAGGGAATTATGAACGCCCATCATGCTTTAGATAGCGCCGCAAATAAAGTTGTTGGAAAACAAACACCGTTAGCGTTTCAAATTAAAGATATACGGCAAGATGCCAAATTCCTTGGCGAAGCCTTGATGAGACCATAGGACAAAAATGAATAAACATGCTCACATCTATCAAATCACAAAGGCAACCTGTCCTACCGCTACTCAGAATGTAGCCACAAATTTAAAGAACCGACAAAAGGCAATCAAGGATGCAAACTATGGTCCTCTTAATCCGGCAGAACCAAATGCCGATTACTGGCAGGCCAAGGCAGACCAATTTAAGACAACGGTAAAAGAAGCAAAAACTTCTCGTTGTGGTAATTGCGCGGCTTTTATTCAGACAAAAGATATGCTCGCATGTATTGATAAAGGATTAGCCGCTGGCGATTCTTCTAAGCAAAACGCTTGGGATACGATTGACGCTGGTAATCTTGGCTACTGCGAAGCATTTGACTTCAAATGCGCATCATCAAGAACTTGTGATGCTTGGATAGCGGGGGGACCAGTTAAATGATTAAATTTCGTAAAGGCCAGACAATCATGGTAAAGCCTACAAGCGGGTCAGTTCGTCCTGCTCGTATTGCTTCAGTCACTAGCCAGACATCACTTGTTGTTGTTTATGGCAAGGGAAACAAAGCAACAGTTACAGTTGCGGCATCTTCAAAGACAGGTAAGCACAAGTTAGCATCTGAGTAACCATGGCTAAAAAGATTCAAACGGGTACTGCCATTCATGTTAAAACCACGGCTGGCAGAATTCGTCATGCAATTGTTAAGACGGTAACTACGCAAGATTCTCTCTCTGTTCAGATTGGTAAAGACATCGCTTTTGCTGTTACCCGGGCCGCCTCTACAACAATTCGCGGGACACAATTTAATCAATAAGGGTTTCACCCCCAAGTGCATTTCATGTGTTTCAAGCCTAAGAAACACTTACCCGCGTGATAGCCTTTTACTACCGATTTACAAGGTTGGGTTATATTATTTACTCAAATGAATAATGCCCAGTATGGAGGAAATATGGCGAAGGCAACAAAAATGGTACGCCTTGCTATTGATGAAACAAGCGGCGTGGACCATCCGGCACACCTTTCCGAAGGTTGGCTCGTAATGAAATCCGCAAATGCTGAAGAAATCGAAGCAGTCATTGACTCAATAACCGAAACAACAATAACTAAGGAGGACTCAGTGTCCGATGAGAACACAGTTGTAACTGAGGACGCAGTAGTTGCAGAAGCAACTCCAACTGAGTCTCCAGCAGAAGACCAAGATGCAATAATCGCAGGACTTGAAGAAGAACTTGCAAAAGCAAAAGCCGCTAAGGCTATGCCTGAAGGTTCAGCCGCCGATGAAAAAGATGAAGAACAAATGGATGGCGAATCTGATGCCGCTTATGCAAAGCGCATGAGAGACAAAAAAATGCAGGAAGAAAAGAAGCCAGTGGCAATGAAAAAGTCATTGGAATCTGTTGAGAAGGCATTCGCAGTTGAGAAGGCTCGCGCCGACGAAGCAGTTGCACTTCTTCAGAAAGAACGTGATGAGCGAGCAGACGCCGACTCAATCACAAAAGCAAAGAATTGGAACAATCTTCCTTTGGAAGCAGAGAAGGTCGGTCCAGCACTTCGTCGTTTGTCACTAATTGACGAAGACCTAGCAAAAAGCATTGAAGGCATTCTAAGTGCAGTCAATGAGCAAGCAAAAACATCAAACCTATTTGCTGAAATTGGAAAGTCTGTCGATTCATCCGCAGTGGATGCTTACGACCGTCTGACTGCACTAGCAAAGGCGGCAGTTGAATCAGGCGTAGCACCTTCATTTGAAGTTGCAATGGCTGACGCCGCACTAGCAAACACAGACCTTTACAAGCAATACCTCACCGAGAAGGGTGCTAAATAAACATGGCATACGAGATTAATAATTATTCCGTAAGAGCAACCTTTGTTGCTGGTGCGGATTTGTCAGCAAAGCAATACACATTCGTTAAGTTGAACTCATCAGGACAGGTAATTGCGGCCGCGGCGGCAACAGATGTTCCTATCGGAGTTCTACAAAACAACCCAGTTTCAGGTGCAGAAGCATCTGTACTAATCGTAGGCGGAACAAAGATTGTCGCGTCAGCCGCGGCAACACTTGGAACTGCACTAAACTTCGGAACAACTTCAGCAGGTAAGGCGGCTACTCTTGCAGTAACCGATACCACTAAGTATGTTCTCGGTGTTTATCTTGAGGCACCAGCCGCTGATGGCGATATCGTTGCCGCAGTTGTTAACTGCGCTACACCAACAAGAGCGAACTAAGGAGCCGAACTTAAATGCCACAACCAACGTTAACCGACTCGCACATTGATGCGATTCTCACAAACATTTCTGTTGCTTACATGCAGAAGCAGGAAAACTTTATCGCTGATAAGGTCTTCCCTGTAATTCCAGTTGACAAGAAGTCAAACAAGTATTTTGTTTACACAAAGAACGACTGGTTCCGCGATGAAGCACAGCGCCGAGCAGATGCAACCGAATCAGCAGGTTCAGGTTACTCACTCACAACCGCTACTTACAACACTGATGTCTTTGCATTCCATAAGGACATTGGCGACCAAACACTTGCTAACTCAGATGCACCGTTGAATCCACTTCGCGAGGCTTCAGAGTTCGTAACACAACGTCTTCTACTTCGCAAGGAACTTCAGTTCGTAACTGACTTCTTCACCACTGGTGTATGGGGTACAGATGTAAACGGAGTTTCAGGTTCACCATCAACTGGTGAAACTCGTCAGTGGTCTGATTACACAAACTCAGACCCAATCAACGATATCGAAGCCGCTAAGTCTTCAATTCTTTCAACAACAGGACAGGATGCAAATACTCTTGTTCTCGGATACGAAACATTCCGTCAGTTGAAGAATCACCCAGACCTAGTTGACCGTATCAAGTACACATCTTCACAGACAATCACAACCGACATGCTCGCGGCAATGTTTGACATTCCACGCGTTATGGTTGCAAAGGCTGTTAAGGCAACAAACAAGGAAGGCGCAACAGGCGCTTACGGATTTGCATACGGCAAGGGCGCAATGCTCTGCCACGTTGCACAGAATCCGGGCGTTCTTACACCTTCTGCTGGATACACATTCTCATGGACTGGCGTATCAGGTGGTCTTGGTGCAAACATCGGAACTTCATCATTCCGTATGGAATCAATCAAGGCAACACGTGTTGAGGCTGAAATGGCTTTCGACAACAAGATTATTGGTTCAGACCTTGGTTATTTCTGGAACACAATCGTCGCTTAATTTGATTAGTAAGGGAGGGGAGAGTCAGAAATGGCTCTCCCTTTCTTTCATAGCAAAGGAATAAAATGAAAGCAAAAATCCTCAAGAGATTAACAAATGACGGAAAAGAATTAGAAGTAGGAACAATCGTGGATGTAAGTGGATGGCGTAACGCTAGGTCACTTGAAGGTTCGCGGTATATTACTTTTGTAACTGAAGAAGAAGCAAAAGCGGCAGAACCAAAAGTTAAGAAAGCAACCGTAGAAAATTAAAGCGTAGGGGTGGACCATGGCAATTCCGAGCAATTTAAGTCTTGTAACTGTTACAGGAACTTACATTGATATCTCTGGTGTGCCTATTGCTGGGCAGGTCAAGTTCACCCCTCGCGCTGTTCTTCGCAACGTAACATCAGACGTAATTCTTGTTAATAGCACAATTGTTGTAACTCTTAATGCTTATGGTTCTTTTTCTCAGCAACTTGTAGCATCTGATGACTCGGATGCCTCTCCTGTTGGATTCACTTATTTAGTTGAAGAAGCATTCGTTGGCGGTCGCACATTTGATATGTTGCTACCAGCCTCGGTTCCGACTGTCGATTTAGCGGACGTTTCTCCTGCCGTAGCCAATGATGGTACTGGCGCCCTTTATGTATCTCAATCAGAATTTCAAAGTTACTCAACTCGTCTTGGCGTCGTAGAAACTTCAGCATCGACCGTAAGCACTTATTTTACGGCTTTAAACGCGGCCCTTGCTACCGCTATTGCTAATACAAACACGGCAGTATCTTTGACCTCAAGTTATGTAAAGGCTGTAGGAAACATAGGAGACAACGGCGTTCTTTATCCAGCAAGGGCGTTCTAATGTATTACCTAACACACATAACATTTCAAGGTGTTTTTCTTGTTTCATTAATTTCTTTAACAATTATCGGGATGTGGTGGGCTGAGCGCTAATGGCATTACCCGGCAATATAACCCTTATTACTGTCACTGGTCAGTACCTTAATTTTCAAGGCAGTCCAGTTGATGGTCAAATAAAGATTTATCCTTCCAAGGTTTTGATTGATGCGCTCGCTGACACAATTATCATCCCTGCCACGATTACTAAAGATTTAGTCAATGGTTCTTTTTCCGTAACGGTCCCAGTAACCAATGACCCGGATGTAAGTCCACTCAATTATTTTTATTATTTTGAAGAAGCATTTACTGGCGGCTCTACTTATATTATTTATTTGCCTGCCACACTGGGGTCGGTTGTTGATATCACTGATATCCGTGTAGATGACAAAATTACTGAATACATCCAGCCGATTGCTTATCAATTATGGCCTCCTCTACAACTTCGAACACAAGCCCTAGAAGCCTTTTATTCAGAGACCGGAGCGGTCCCAGCCCCGGGAACTTACGCATATCTTTATTTATATGCCGATACTTATGCCTCGCTCGCGAGCGCGTGGGGGACTTACGCAAATGCGGTCCGGACAAGTCTTTCATTTACACCCGCCCGATTGCAGGCAATTTTAGACCGTATGACAAGGCTTCAGAACTACACAGCAACCTCAACAGACCTTCGGGATACAACCAACCTTGGGGTAGTTACTGAAAGCGGCTACAGGGCGGCTATGGCTAAATACGGCACATACACAAACTGGCAAAATGAATATGCCACTTACAACTTGATGACCGGAAGTTCATACACATGGACCTATTCCCAAATTGGAACTTTACTCACCCAACTTGGTTTGGCTCTTACTGGTCAGGACCCCCGCGAAGTTTCTACTATTACAGATAACCTTTTGAGAATTACTCGTAGCGTTCAAGGAAGCGACTATGGTGCTTTAACTTTAACTCTTGCTACTAACGCTCAGGTTGCAACAAATTATAGTAGTTACCTTGACTTGCAAAACAGTGCAAATAGTGTCGGGTTCTCATACCCTGTCCGTGACTGGGCTGATAGACTTCGTACTAACGCAAACCGTCCACACGCTCTGCTTATGAAGGATTACAGGTATGGCATTAACGTATAAAGTTTTGGGGCAAGCGATTCCAGCGGCCTCAACCCTTGCTGACCTTTACACAGTACCATCAGGTACTTACGTGATTGTGAATTCAATCGTTATTTGTAATACAAACTCTAGCGCGACAACCTTCCGTATTTCAGTGGCTCAAGATGGTGCGGCTGATACGCTTGCTCAGTACGTGGCACGTGAAATCCCTATAGCGGGTAATGCGACTACAGAATTTGCTATGGGAATTACAATGGATGCCGCTGACAGATTACGAGTTTACTCAACATCTGGCACTTGTTCGTTTAACGCTTTTGGCGTAGAGATTCAATAGGAGGCATAAATGCCAACAACATCTGGCGGTATTAGATACCCGGCTTCTTCAGCGTCAATTAATATCCCTCAAGATATGCAGTACCTTGCTGAAGACGTTCAAACCTATATTAATGCTAATGCACTTACGGCCGCTGGTGTTTATACTCTTACAAATAAAAAAATTGGCGGCACAGGTCTAGGTTGGACAGGTTCTTCAGGTCAAGGTGTTTATACAACGACATTGCAAGCGACTATTCCGACTGGTAATAACACTGTAACTATTCCAAACGCTTCTGGAACCGTATCCCTTATTGCTCTTGCTGAAACTTTGTCAAATAAAACTTTTGCTAGTTCACTAGCAATTGCAGGCTCAGCCGCAGGAACCACAATCCTTCAGGCTCAAAATACTGCTGGTGGCACTATCACGCTTCCAACTTCAGGTGGCACAATGGCCGTAACAGATGATATTGGTAACGGCGAAATTCTTGTCATCATGGGCGTTTACGTCTAACAATTAAACTTGTCTATGGCAGAATAAGCCTAGAAGAAAGAGGAAACTAATGGCTGTAAATACACCGATAGCGTTGTTCCGAGGAAACGCTACGACTAGCACTGGAACGACCCTTTATACTGTTCCTGCCTCAACTAAAACTATTATTACTAGCGTCTTGGTTGCTAATAACTCATCTTCTACACAAACATTTACAATGGCGTTTGACGGTATTGCTATTGCAACAGCAACAAACCTTTTGGCTAATACAACTCAAGTAATCGATATGAAGCAGGTTCTTACAACCACCAAATTAATCACAGGTGGAGCGAGCGCAACTTCCGTTTCATTCCACATTAGCGGAATTGAGAGTGTATAACCTATGGCATCCTCAACAATCCCAGCATCAGGTGGAGGCGGCCTTTCACCTAAGTATGTTAAATACACTTCTTCAGGAACATTTACTTTGCCCGATGGTTACGGTGCCGCAAAGCCGCTATTAATTGACATTCAAGTAATTGGCGGTGGTGGCGGTGGTGCGCCAGCAATTATGACTGGTGCAGGAGCAAACTTTGGTCGCACTTTTGCGTACGGTTATTACGGCAATAACTTCAATGTTCGTTATGCAATTCCTAATGGTCAAAACTATGATGGTTCAAATGTTTATGATATTAAAGGCGGCGGCTCTGGCGGTCTTGCAAAGACACAAATGTATTTGACTTCAAATCTTACAATCACAGTAGGAGCGGCAGGTTCTCGTTCAACTAGCGGAACTTTCAATGAAGTTACTCTAACTAACGGGGCTGATAACAGTTGGGCTAATGCTACAAACCGAAATAGTAATCACAGCATGAATACAAGTGGCGGTACTGGTGGAACTTCAACTGCTGGTTCGGTATCTGCGGCTGGCGGAAACGGCGCAGTGACAAACTCAGTTAATATGAACTGGACTACTAATACTTCTGGTGCAAACTTTTCAGGTAACAACTCAGGTTCTCCTATTGTGAATACAAACGCATTCACAATTACTGGAATGGGTGGAACTGCTGGTAACGGTGGAACGCCTTCAGGAACTGCTGGAGATGCAACACCACTTCTTGGAACGCTTGCTGGTGGCTCAGGAACTGCAAATTCAATTTTTGGTTCTTTTGGAATTGGTGGAAAGCGCGGAGATATTGGTACTAATACAGGCGTTGAAGGTACAGGCGGCGGTTCAGGTTCAGTCGGCGCACCGGGCGCAGTAATTATTACTTACTGGTCATAAGGAGATAAAATGACTGAAAAAACTGTTTTTGAATCTTTTGCACTTATTAACGACAAAGACCAAGTTGTTAATCATATTCTTGTTGACAAAGATGCTTCTAATTTTGAAGAAATCATGGCTGTTCAATTAGAACATTGGGGTTGTGTTCGTTATGTAGAAACATTTGATGATGAGCATTTAATTATTCTTGACCCAAGCCCCGAGATTTGGACAACTCACGAAGAAGGAAAAGGTTTTGTTTTGCCTAATGGTCAATGGACTGATGCGGAAACTGGCGAAACTTTTATTCCTGAAACAAAAAAGATTTCAGAATTGCCTGAAGATTCTTTACTCCTTGAAAAGAATAAAGCAAATCGTCCTGAAGGTTGGGTATTCCCACCTCACATCACATTGGTTGAAGGTTAATCTTTGTAAGTCGTCTTGACTCTTAATAAAAAACCTCGTAGGTTCATCCTATGGGGTTTTTTAATTTGCAAAAGAAAATAACTTTTATTCCTTATGTTAAGGAATTGCTCGATGTTGAGGCACCGCCAGTTTCGGCTTCATCAAAATTGCCTGAGTGGTATAAAAAACTACCTCAATATGTTAATAATTCAGATAAACCTGTTAAAGCCTTGGGGCAAAAAGATTTAAAAACTTGCGTTCCTTTTAGAGATGCAATGATTACTGGTTACTTGCTTGTAACGCCAGCAGATTTAGAAGTTGCAATTGACGAACACGGGAACATTAGCGTTTTCTGGAATCAAGGACTTCCATTTGTAGTAGTTCATAAACGAGGACCCCTAGCAATTAATAATCAAGGCTATGGTATGCCTCATCCATTAGGAACTTCTCCAACAATGTTTGCGTGGCACGCAACTTGGGGAATTGAAACAAGTAAAGCAGATTCGGTTCTTGTTACTCACCCCCTTAATAGGCATGACCTTCCTTTTGTGACTACATCAGGAATTATGGATTCAGGTTATATTAATGTTGCAGGAAACATTCCTTTCTTTTTTAAAGAAGGCTTTGAAGGTATTATTCCCAAAGGAACTCCTTATGCACAAGTAATTCCTTTTCAGCGAAATGATTGGACTTCCAGTTTAGGTCAAGCCAATCAAGAAGAATACCTAAAGACAATGACTTTACGAGATTCATACCTTAATGGTTTTTATTCTCGGTTCCTTCGCCAGCCAAAGAATTACAAATGAAGACAATTTATTGGTCTCCTTTTGCTACACAAGAAATGTATCCTTCTGTTCAATTACTTTATGACACACCCGACTCTTTAATAACTGATTTAATGCCTCGTCGAAACAAAGAGGCTAATGGCGATAATTGGTTTCAATGTCACGCTTTTCAAGCAAGTGTTAAAAATACATTTATTCTACGAAGTCCTTTTACCGCCGCTTTTGGTTTAGATAAGGACATGGGCGCTTTCCCGATAGGTCAAGAATCTGAACATAAAATGAGATTTATTACTAGAAAACAACCCTCGGTTATAAATGCAGAAACATTTGCGGCTAGAGGTATATGGATATTTTGGTCAGAAGAACCTTTAACAATTACAACCAGTCCTGCTCATTACCATAAACCAGTATTTGATGGTTATTATGTTGGTGGCTCATACGATATAGGTAAATGGTTTAGACCTGTTGAAGCGGCTATTCAATTAA